GCAGGGCGGTCTGATCGGTCACCCTGAAGATTACGTAGATGAAAAGGCAGAGAAAATTAAAAGGAATTATTACTGATGTCTAAAATTGAAAGAGGTAAAAAAGCTATTGAATTATTTAATAGATTTTTACTTTTTGCTAGAAAAAAATTAGCTAAGACTGACAAAGAAGGTATTATGAGAGTGCCTAACGATGAGCAAGCAAAAGCACTAGCAAATGAAACCATAGCTAAATTTACTACCTACAAAGTTCCACCATCATCTCTAAACACAGCGGACGATATTGCTATGATTGATAATCAAATTAATAATATAGAAAATACTAAACTTGTTAATGAAATTAAAAAAAATTTAACCCCGAAAAAAGATAACGTAATAGATATTACAGATAAGATGCCAAATCCTTTTGAAAACTTAGACAAAGCTGTCAAAGAAGGAAACTTTATGGGTATTAAAAATCAGGTATTAAAAGATCCTGATATTGCAAGAGAGTTTATGTTATCTAAAAAATTTCCTACAAGAACAGCGGAAGGAGAAGAAGCAATACCGCTTGCAATGAGAGCAAAGTTTGATGAAGAAATTCCTTATAAAAAATTATCAGACGAAGACTATAGTGTAGATAAATTAGTAAAAGATTTTAAAAAAAGTGGTGCAACTGACAAAGATATTCAAACAATATTAACATCTGGTCAATCAGGTCA